CATAGGTGCCACGTGGCAGCACGTTATTCATTGACAGCGTTGAGGCTATGCAATCGGCGTAGGGCTTGACGCCAAAGATGTAGAGATCAGCGCGTGATTGCTCACTGCTGGTGTAGGCATAAGCACCAGTGGACACGCCTACTAGGTAGGGGGGAACACCACATAGGCGCGCCAAATCTAGTGCTGAATACTGAGCAGATTCAATCATAAGCATCTTGTCCGGTGTAGCAGTGCTGGCCTCGTAGCTCAAAAACTCATTAAGCACTGCGGTCTGGCTAGTTAGTCGAGCCTCTTGGAACGCTGCGCCGATCTCTGACAACTCTTGCGCGCTTAAAGGCTCGCCGCCAGTTTGTTTCAATACACCACTAGGCAGGCTTGACTGGGCGTTCTTAAAACGGCTTTGCTCAACTTTAAGAGCTGTAGAAATTGTCTGTTCAGAACTGTAAACAATGCCTTGAATAGGGCTAAGAAACTGCACCACATTGCGGTAGTCAATTTCGTTACCAGCAAAACTTATGGCCTTAGATGGAGCAAAGAACACTGGGCCTTCTTCATCCAAGGTTGTGATACTGCCAGCAGGTAAGCGCTGAAACTTTGTTGGGTAGCCATCTACTGTGCGCTCTGTGATGTACCAAAATGCGCGGCCGTAAAACAACAGATCGTCAAGAGTCCAAGCCATTAAGAAGTTGTAGGTAACGGCTGGGTCTGGCTGGCGTAGCCAAGACCTAGGCGCTAACGGGATTTCTTCCATCTCGCCAGTGGCGTCGTTGTACATTTCGCCGTACATTTTCAACGGCATACAAGCAATTACTGAGGCGATTAAGTCACGTGATCGAGACACGGTGGCAAGGGTCATGGCGCGGTTACGCGCTGCACCTGCTTGGTAGTTGTAAAAGTTTTTTAACGGGTCTGTACTGTTGCCCACTGGTGCGTATCCGACAGCGGCCTGCACTGATGGCGTTGAAATAGCGGCCTTGGTGACTGGCTTATTGAAAATACCCATAGCGGTAGTATGCCACTTTCTGCCGGGTGTGTGTGGTACTGCCCTGCTCATCCCGACAACGCCCAGAGCAGTACCGTCAATACTTTAGCGACTAACTACCACCATCATTGGCTTACCAGCTTGCTTAGGTCGTGACGCTAAAGCAGCAGCCCAAATAGTGCAGCGCGCCAACTCGATAGGCCCAGGCGAGCGTTTACTGCTGAGCGCCAACTGGTTGCTCTGCATAATTGCCACTGATCTGTTCATGTGTTCCGCAAGGTTTTGCTCACCCTGGTGCACCAGTTTGGCATCGTTAATCTGTGCCCTGACAAGTGAGGTGTAGCGCAAAAGTTCGCCGTAGCCCACGACCTTGGTGCGCCTAGTTAAAGGCAAAGGCACATGGTGTTCGAGCGCTGGGGTCACAGCCAGCCCAAGTAGTGGGTGCTCGGCGCAAGCATCCATCATGGCTTGCTGACACTCAGCCAAGGACTGAACGACAAACTCAACCGATACGTGCACTACGCCAACATCATCTACAGCTGCACGAACAGCGACATAGCGTGAGCCATCGAGCGATGAGTCGCAAGCAAGCCAGCCATTATCTGGGCCTTGAATATCAGAAAGGCAGGCATCCCATTGGCCCGGCTGTAGCCAGCAGGCATCGGCATTGACAAATTGGTTAAGGCTGGCGCGTAAAAAAGATGATCTGTCTGGGTGGTCGGCATCTATCAACATGGACTGCAGCTCTAGGGTTTGCCCGAGCGCTGGGTTAGCCCAGCCCCACCAACTTGTGTCCATCACATCAACACCCGGCGGTGGTGACCATTCCGCAAAGTAAAAAGCACCGGCACGTTGCTCACCAATAAGTGACAGCCCTAACTCGCGGTATCGAAGCATGGCCGTGGATGCCTCGGTGCCAGCAGTAGAAGTCATAACCATAATCGGGCTACCACCAGCAGTGCGCACGTTGCGAGCCTTCATAGTTGGGCGCAAACTGTGAGCCATGACAGCATCATCCACTGCATATATTTCATCCACCCAGATCAGGTCAGCACTAAGGCCCATCCCTGCCGATGGCGTAGCTGCCTTAATAAACCAGCGTGAGCCGTCAGGCATCGCCAGTTCCATACGGCCATATCCCCACTTAGGTTTAGCGTCAAAATACTGCTCAAGAATTGGGGCCAAGAATTGGTACTGCAAGTTAGCCAGCGGTAACTCATGCGCGCTCGATATCACAGTCTGTGGCTTGCCACGTAGCGCCGCGATACTAGTCAGCCATGCCCCACAGATCGCCTGGCCAAGTACCGTTTTTCCATTTTGACGCGCCACGGTTATAAGACCGGAACGATTAACAAGATCACCATCAGCGTTGCTTTCCAATAATCCCATCGCCGCATGCACCTGCCAATCCATCAACTCAACCTGCATGTACTTGCGCGCAAACTCAACCACTAAAGGTGCGTACACAGAAACCCCCGTAGTGACAGTTTCCAATCTGGGCAAAACCCGACCAACTCCCGACAACTCAGGACAGTCCTCGCCAGTTCCCGCCAGTTCGCCGCCACTTGGCGTTATCTTGCGTAAAGGCTTGCTCGGGGTGACGGTTTGCCCCAAAAAAGTCTGATTTTGATTTTGGTTTGGTTTTGCGTTTAGGGCCGCGTTGCGGTTTGCTTGGCGTAGGGCGGTCTTGTTATTGACGTAGATTGCTCCGCGCTTAGAGTTGCAGGTTCTACAACTAGGTACAAGGTTGGATGTGCTGTCGTCACCGCCAGCGTCATGCTCGATCAGGTGGTCTGCTTGTGTGGCTTTGTTGCCACAGCCCCAGTAGCAGTCCGGGTTGCCATCGAGTATTGCTGCTCTGTTTGTTCGGTATTGCTGGGTTTGTTTCCTGTTGCCTGCCATGTGTGTGATGCTACTAGCGCCCTTGCTTCGCTGCGGTTGCTTTCAGTGCTACATCAGTCCGGTGCTTTGTGCCAGCCCCCACTTTCAGTCAGTAACTGTGGCAGGTGGTTTGTTTAGGACGGTCAGCCATACGCCTTTTGTGTCGTTAGGGAACGCTGCACTGGCGACTTACCCCAACAACCTTTCACGTAACTCATCTTGGGTGGCTGGGTGCGCCAGCTCTACTCACGTTCCCGTGCTTTATACCAACACAGTGCAATCCCGTATGTGGCCTTGGTCGTATTCAGTTGTAGTTCCTACTGGCTTTGCGGTTCTCATGCGTCCCCGTTATTAAGGCCCAACGCTTGTCCAAGTTAAGGGCCACCAGTTATTTGCGTATGCCTTGAATAATGGCAACACCGATGGACAGTAGCAGGGCATACCAAGCCATGATCAGCATGATGACAACCTGTGCTCAATCTCTTGTAGTTGTTCGGGTCGCCAGATGTAGCACTCAGCATGAGGGTTAAGTATTTCGAGCCAATGCTCTTGTGCCGGTGAAGTACGGCCCTTGGCGCTTTTGAGCTCGGCGAAAATCAATCCTTTGACTTTATGACACAGCACGAGGTCGGGAAAGCCCACAGCGCCACTGGTAAGCCATCTGCCTTTAGCGGTTTGTGTAGGGCTTGCGTGATGACAGTTCCAGCCGTGAATGTAGGCAAGAGCTTTTACTTGCTGCAGAAATGACGCTTCACTAATCGGTTGCATAAAGGTCATCTAAATGTCTGTGTACTTGTAAGAATTGTTTTCTCAAATTAACCAGAAGCAAATGTCGTTTTTCGCTAATCCCATAAAGTCCCATGTAATCTGCAGGGTCAATTTTAAAAAACTCTCTTACAGTTTGTGGTCTGTTCAACCGTTGCAGGATTTTACAAACCTGCTGCACCATTTTGTGCACGTTGTACTCTTGAGTCATAATCCAAAAGCCCAAAGGCTCATCGCCACTGATGTCAGCCCAGCCTTTAGGCGCGTTCATGTAGTGAATTACCTGTACGTCTTGATAGCACTGCTTATACATCAGAATGGCTCTTCTGGGGTGTCGTACTGAGGCGCTGGCTGTTCGCCTGCCTTTAGGCTGTCAATGTAGGCGCTGGCTTCTCTTTTAGTCATGGCCTGCAAATTATGTGGCGGAACTTTGCCCATTGACTTACACACGGCCCTAATCATGTTCTGTTGCTTTTCTGAGGCAAGGTTGCTGTTTTCCGTAATCTGCGTATCGCCCTGCATGCGAACCACCTTGCCCATTTCCTCACGGCTTGGGCGCTTAGAAAAGTCAGAGCCTGATAGTCCGGCATTGGCAAGTGCTCGACCTACTGCGCCTGTTTCACAGTTCTCTAAATGGCTGGTTTTGTTCACGTTGCCTTGGCCGCGTATTTCTTCTGCCCAGCCCGTAGCAATAATGTCACCATCGAGCCACAGCTCACACTTAAACACGGCAACATCAGACAGGTAATGCACTAAATCAGTAATGACTCGGGCATCTGGGTGAGCCTTTAGGAAGCGGTCTAAACGGCTGGCTACTGGTTCGTAATCGTCAAGGTTAAAGGCCACGGTAATGCTCTGTTTCTAGACGGCTGATTTCTGCGCGCACATACTCAAGATGCATAAGCAACTTAGAAACTTGTTTTTTAAGGTCTCTAATCTCAACGTCTTTTTCGTGCAGCAGGTCTGCCATGTCATCGTTGTGGGTGTATTCACTCATCGTCAGCCAACTTCACTGTGCTCAAATAGTTAAAGCCTTTAGATGGGCCTGAATCATGCAGTGATGGGTGCCAAGAGTCGCGCACCTTTTCAGCCAATGTGGGTATGGCATGAAGC